GTCATCTTCAATCGTTTGACTAGAACTGTCATATTACCACTAGGTAGTGCATCTTTATACTCAGGAATCTTTTCTTGAAGCATTGGATATGCATCTGGATATACTGGAAGTACATCCAATTCTTCATCTTTAACAGATGACTTAATACCTTCTTCGGTATTGATACTAATAATTTCACTCATTTTTGTAGCACCCATTCTTCAGCAAAGTTCTCTGCTGCATGTAAAGTTAAAAAGGTTGATGTATAACTTGCACCGAAACTATCTGTACATTTCACAACATATTTTTTTATTTCTTCATCCATAAATACAATCGCTTTACGATCTCTATCCATATGTCCACTTATTTCTATCATTTCACTATCCTTGAAAAGTTCTTTACCTTATCAAACTTAATTACATTGGCAAACTTATCATGTAGAATGTCACCTTTATGACTAATGACATATAGATTAACATCTTCCAACATGTGTAAAATTTTCATCAGTTCCTCGGTACCACCAGTATCTAAACTAGAATCAAACACTTCATCTAGTATTAACAGGTTAGTATTTGCAGAATTCTTTAGTTTAGCAACCGCACGCCATGTCAACATAAGTGCCATATCGATACGTTGTTTCTCACCTTCCGAGAAGTTGTGGTAACTAAAGTCATCTCTATGTCTAGATTTTATCACTTCCTTGAACGATTCGTCAAGCGTAAAATTGACAAAGAAATCCAATGATGCCAAGTATTTGTTTACCAACTTGTTTATAATTGGTAGATACTGTTTGATAATTTTGGTTTTAATACCAGAATCTTTTAGTAGTGTTGCGGCAGCTTCATAATAAGACTTCTCATCCAACAACTCTTTTAAGTTACCTTGTAAGGATTCATAAGTTTCTTGTAGTTCTTTTAATTCGCTTCCGTCTTGTGTGTTTTGTGTGTTTTGTAAATCTGCAATCTGTTTTTCTAGTTTAGTAATCGCTGCCTCTAATCCAGACTTACCAGTTTGTTTGGTTGCCAGTTCGATTCGTACAGTATGAAGTTTCTGTTCATCGGAACGCAAAGATGCCAACAGATTTTCATGTTCTGTTATCTTTGTTTGTAGTTCCGTTAGACCACTAGTAAGTTCCTGTTGTTTTGATAGTAGATCGCCCATGTGCCGTTCTTTAGACTCCAAGGTAATGGCCTGCCTACACGTTGGGCAATCAGCATTGTGTTCATAGAATTCTCTATCTGTTCCCACTTGGGATATCTTGCTTTCAATTTTCGATTCAATTTTTTTAAGCGAAGCAATCTTCTTTTCATTTTCAGGAATTTGCGAGCAGACTTCGGCAAGTGTACTTTGCGTTCTCCCCAAGTCGTCAATTTCTCCACAAAGGGTGCCAATGGTTTCTCTACAGCTTTGTATCTCACTCTCATATTCATTTACCTTTGCTTGTTTATCTTGTTGAAGTTCATCATGATGTTTCTTCTTAACGTCATAGATTTTCTTTGTAACTTCAAGATCATTCTTTGTTGATTGAATAGAATCTTTGTTTCCAGATAATCTTTCTTTGACTACACCATTCATTGAAGAAAATATTTGAATGTCTAATAAATCTTCGATGATTGCACGACGGTCAGATGCAGACAACTGCATGAACGGTGTGAATGATGCAGAACCAAGAATAACAATTTGTGTAAACGATTTATAGTTTAATTTGAGAATGAACTTCTCTAGAAATTCTTGATAATCTCTTGCGGCAGAATCTTGATTAAGTAGTATTCCATCTTGATAGATTTCAAATACGTTGGGTTTGATACCACGAACAATCTTGTATGATTTGTTTGCAGTATCAAACTCAACTTCAACTACAGTATCTTTTCCGTTGATTGAATTTACAAGGTTTGGTTTGTTGATGTTTCGAAATGCTTTACCAAACAATGCAAAGCATAACGCATCGAGCATTGTTGATTTGCCCGATCCGTTATTGCCAACTATCAAAGTATTGGTTGTACTATCTAACTTTACTTCTGTAAAATAGTTCCCAGTGGAAAGAAGATTCTTCCACTTAACATTACGAAAAAATATCATTATTTAAATTTAGGACCTTCAACCCATATGACTAGTGATTTTCTTTTACCTTTAGTTACAGGAGTAACTCTGTGTAGTAAGAATGATGGGAATCCAATAACACGACCTTTTAATTGTTCAACAGTCATCATCTTATCTTCATCAGGTAGTCCTGTTTGAAGTTGAAATTTACCACCTTCATATTCACTAGGATCAGATAATACCATAGACAAAGATAGTTTTCTTGTCTCAGGCATCTCCATTGATTTATCTGTTCCTAAAACAGTATCCATATGAAGATCATATCTCTGTTCACCATCTTCATCATAAACAGTATATTGCATAACTTCAAAACCGTTTAAATCGAATTCATAGAATCTTTGATTGAGTTTTTCTATTACCCATATCATTCGTTCAAATATCCACATGTTTTCTTCATTTGGACGAACCCATGCTATATCTGATTTTCTCGCAGGGTTTTCAAAATCTTGCACTCCGTTTTTTCCAACTGTACTCGCTGTATCCAATGGTAACGTGTCGCAATATTCTTCTACCTGTTTAAGTTCTTCATCACTAAAAAGTCCATCCCAATAAACGTAGGGATATGTAACTCCCATTCTTTCTTTGGGATAAAGATAAATCGATCTACTCATTCTATTTTCTCCAAGTTCAATGCTTCAACATATAGTTCACGCATTAGTGTTTTAAGTTTTTCTGATTCAACATTCAATGGCAACCCATCAATATACTTAGAAAGAATCGTCATAGTATCTTCTGCCTGATCTATAATTTCTTGATCTTGGTCAAAAGTTATCTCAGAAAAATCTTCAACAATCGAAAGGTCTGACACTCCACATTTATATAGGTTATCAATAACGGTGTCAAACATAAATGGGTTTTGTTTATTCAATACTACTACTTTTAGATATGTGTCTTTGTATTGTGTGTAGTCATGTTGTTTCCAATATTCAAAATCCTGAGTGGAATCATCATACGTTATCTTGTGAAACATACGGTATGGATTTTGAATGAATGTGGATTCTCTTGTAGAGGTATCAAAGATATGGAATCCACGAGGATCATTATAATCGGACCAAGTCATCTCTCCAGGTGTACCAACATAAAAGATATGACCATCATCAGATTTGTGATGGAAGTGTCCAGACAATACTATATCATACTTGGATAATTGCGCTTTGTCAATACCCTCATGGCAAACATTACCACGATCCATCTCGAATCCTGCAATTTCAAAATGACCGAAACAGATTTGTGACTTTGATTCTTTTACTTTATCAAAGATTTCAACTTGGTTATCATCACATATCCAAGGTACCACATCAACATCAATCCCGTCAAAGTTAAGTGTAGTAAAAGAATCGTATACAGTAATGTTACCATATTCGTTTAGTAATAGTTGAGAGGAATTTACCTCTAGTGTATTTTTAAATGCAACATCATGATTACCAAGTAACGTATGAAACTGTATATTATTTTCTTTTAATGCTTCAAAGAAATACTTACGTACCAAATAAAGAGAGTTAAAGTTAATAAACTTCCGACGATCAAATAGATCGCCTAATTGAAAGACGGTATCAATTCCATTCTCTTTAAGGTATGGAAAGAATACTTCTTCATAAAACTTTTTATAGTAATTATGAAAGTCTAAAGAATCACCACGCATACCGTGATGCGTGTCACCAAGAATCGCAATTTTCATAATCTTATTCTACATCATTCTCTATGAAGTTGTCAACTCCTTTTATCGTCTTTGCCTTTTTCTTTTTCTTGTTTTCCTCAAATGTATGAATAAACTCTGATATGTTCTCATACATTTCGAACTGCTTATAGTTACCATTCTCATCTTCAAGCATTTCTGCTTCATCTAGAATACCGAACTGTTCTGTTGCTTTATACTTTACATACAGTTGTTTCTTCTCTTTCATAATTCTTCGCAGGAATGCATAGTAAATAATCTGCGTAAAGTATGCAAATGGATTCTTTGATTTAGCAGGATCAAAGTTTCTGAAATACATTAAACAATTTTCGATACCGTCGGCAATCATTTCATCTCGGAAAGAATAAGAGATAAAGTTTGGTTTCCTAGACAAGTGTTCGGCAATCTTTAGAAAGCATTCTCCGATATAATTAGGTATTGTTGGATCTGGTTTATTGTTTGCCTTTGCCTCATCACACTCAGCTTTATACTCTATAAGTGCGTTCAGGAAGTCTGTATTGTTTACATAATGTTTTTCATTCGCCATATGATTACCTTAGATTGTGCTTGACATTTTTAAAATTGTTTGTATAATGGTTGTGTGATTAATGAAGTTTAGTTCTAGAAGTATCCTGTAATGCTTCTAGAATCTCAGCAGTAATCTCATCTTCTTGTTCTTCATAATTATCTGCATCGTCCATCTCATGTTGCAGATAATCATCGATTACTTTCCCAAACTCTTGTTTTCTTTTAACCTGAAGTTCTACCATCTTTTTATAATATTCAACTAACTTAATCTTAGGATTAAATACGGTTAGAATATCACTATTAGATATTGTTGCATAATCTTCTTCTACTAATTCGTTAGGTAGCCATGGTGCTAACAACATCATTGTTTGACCAGTAGGTAATCTACGAAAGACTAAACGCATAGGATTGTCTATCTTAACATGATTCGGTGCATTATGAACATCTGCTAATATATCTTCACCTGATTGCATACGGATTATTTTAGTATTCATTTTTTGATCTCTATGTTGTAGAACTTGTAATTGAATTTTTCATCGTCATATATCTTAACACGTTCTATGAAATGATGCAAGGTGTAGTTGGTATATTTACCAATACGAAAATCATCTGCAATATCAAATAAGATTGCTTCTTTTTTATTATCTCCTATCCTTAACCCACGACCAATTGATTGTAGATTTCTGACTCTGGATTTAGAAGGGGAAGCAAAGACCACGTTATGTAAATTGCGAATATTAATGCCGGTACTAAAAGTGCCGTAAGAAGCAACAATAATAGCATC